AATGCTTGGTGTCCGCCGGATCGGCGTCGTCCAGGTTGATGTTTCCCGTCGCGGTGTTGGTCGTGTCACCGTTGAGGATCAGGCTGTCCATGTAGTGCGCAGTGGCGCGTGCCAACTGTGCCCGCAGGAACGGCACGAACGGGATGATGCTGTCCTCGTCGAGTTCGCCAGACCAATACTGGTTGAAGCCAAGTTTGCTCGCAGTAATACTTACACGATTGGAACCAGTTTTCACGGAGGTGTTCGCACTCGCACTCGCAGAAGTCGCCTCACTAAACAGCAACATCTCCGGCAAGTCCGCCTCGACTGGCACATACACCGTCGGGTCGGTCATCTCGAATTGCGGGATCAGCGCCATGATGCGGCTCTCGGCCTGCGCCGACATCCACAGGTCGCGGACGTATTGCGCCCCAATCAATTGGCTACCGAAGCCGCTCTCGGCCGAGTCCATCGCCTTGCGGTACGCGCTGGTCGCCCACCACATGCCCTTTGCCGCGAGTTCGCGATCAGCGCCTGCGAAGGAACTGACCGGCACGCGCGGGAACAGGTTGTCGATGGCGCGCTGGTCAATCGACTTGACCTCGGCCTCCGGCAGGTAATACGCGTCCGAGATCGCCTTGAACGCGTTCTCAAGATCGGGTGACGGGCCGCGTCCACGTCCGCTGCGCTGTTCGGCGACGGCGATGTCGTAGAGAAACTCGACGTCACTGATGTTGAGGTTATGCCGGGCAAACTTCGAACCGACCAGTTTCTGGTCGGTGCCGAAGCGGATCTTCCGCACGAACTCGCTGTTCGGATTGGCGACCTCCGCGTCGATGATCTGCTTGGCGATCTGTGCGGCGCGTGCCTCAAAGGCTGCGTCGCTGGTCACGTGCTCGGGAAGCCCTTTCAGGCGTGCCTGCACGTCGCTGAGGATGATCCCGATTTCGTCGGTGTTCACTTGCGTGTCTCCAGGAATGCCCGCAGGGCCTGCGGGTCGAATGCGCGGAACGGGTCCGCGGATTGGTACATGACGGGTTCATCCGTCGGTGGTCGATCCGTGACGACGGGTTCAGGCGTCTCGTCGAGTGCCTCGACGACGCGCATGAGCAGGTCGTGCGCCTGCCGGATCAGTGCCTCGGTCTCGGGACTGATCGGTCCCGCGGCCTTCGCGTGGGTTGGTTCGCCTTCCCAGAACATGCCGTTCCGTTCGGCGGTGCCAAGTTTGGCGACCGTGTCGGCGTTCATGAACTCGGGTGGCTCCTTGCCAAGCACCTTGTACACACGCTCAAGACCGTTGTAGGCGCGACGTCGCGTCGCGTCATCGGCCGTGGATGTCAGCACCGCGAGCATCGCGCTCGCGACCGACGGCCACACGTCCCGCACAAAGCCGGTGCTTGCCACAACGATATCACGGTCTGGCGGTGACGCGTCAGCGCCCTTGCCGGACTGACCGCGTGCCCACGCTGCGGCGCGTTCGCTCTCGGTGCGGCTGCCACCGCCCCAGAGCGCATGCGCCACCACGCCTGGTGACGGGTAGTCGGGATGTCCGCGGTCCGCAGACGGCGCGTCAAGGTCGCCCATGTGCCGGGCAAACCACGCGCCCATGCGCACGGCCTTGTCGTCCGAGACGTTGCCGCCTGCCATCGACCGCGCCTCGGCCAGCGTCTTGTCGGTGACCCCGTCGCCGGACAGTCCGTCCGCGTGCCACTCCAGACCTTGGCGCGCGTTCTGGCGCAGCCATCCGGGTGCCTCGATCTTCGTCACCGACATGGCGGTACCGGATGTCGTCACCGGCGGGTCAACGGACCTGACGCGGATCGCGTCGGCGTTCGCCGGAATTGGCACGACCGAGATCTCGAGGAGTTCCTTCCTGACATGCCGGACAGCCGTGGCCGGGTCCGGCGCAACGGTCACGAGCGCCTTGATGGTGTCGTCATCGAACGCCCGTGATGCGCGCAGCGATGCCATGTCCGGGTACTCGATTGCGAGCGGCCGGAACCCGACACTGACCGCGCGCAGGTCGCCACCCTCTACCAGCGACCGCGCAAGCGCGCCGTACTCGCTGTCGTTGAAGCGGATGTCCGCCAGCCAGCCTGCGTCGCTGCGACTGATCGCCACGCACCGGCCGACGATGGCCTCGATGCTCGTGTATTGATGACTGTCAAGCACGACAGGATTGGTCAGATACTGGGTAAAGTCCCACCCTTCAAGCGTCACGACCTCGCCCTGACGGTCCAGCCGATCGTTCGTGAACAGGAACGTGTAGATCGGCACGCCGTCCGCGCCGACCTGCTTGGCCTGGTACGTTGCGTCGGTGTAGGTCTTGTCGTTCATCGCGTCCTCAGTCGGTTTCGAAGGTCATGGTGCACCGACAGTTGACGACTTCCTTCGCCGATGGCAACTGGTGTGGCGCAGGTCCGGTGTCATCGCCGACGTGGAAATCGGCATCGAGTGGTACATTGCGGTTCCGCGCGTCACGGTGTGCCACAACGTGCGTCTCGCGGGTCCGCGCGTCCAGTGCCGCAAGCCAGTTCTTGCCGGTGACGACGCCGGATTGCTTGGCACCTTCAAGACTGCCCGCGTTGGATGCGCCGATGACCTCGGTGCGCGCAATGGCTTCGGTTCGCCACGTCGCGGCGTCGGTGAATACCTGCGCCACACGCAACTGCAATGTCGGGATGTCCTCGCCAGACGCCAGCCCGGCCGCCAGGCTCAGTTGCAACGTATTCCACGTCGTTTCGTTGACGGCACGCGCAAACCGTTGCGCCCTCCCCTCGAGGATGGTGACCGCGCGCGGGTCTCCGAGGTCAAACGACATGGCAATATTCAGGTCGTCCAACGTGGCTTGTCCGCCGTCCTCCATCGTCGCGCCGATCAACGGCAACCCGAGCGCGCGCAATTGACGGTTCCATGTGGCAAGGTCGAACGGGTCCGCCTGCGCGTCCCCCGCGTCCTTGATGGCTTTGGCCCGAAGTTTGGCGCTGGCGCTGTCGCCTTGGCGCCGGAAATACTCACGCAGTGCAGCCATGAACCGCGCCTCGTGCTTGTCGGTGCGGTCGGTGAACGCTTTCCAGATTTTCTGGTGCTCGACGCTGCCGTATTCCACCCACGCTTTCGAGGTAACCTCAATGACGGGTGCCGTTGAGGGAAGCGCCAACGTCGGCCATTCAATGGCTTGCAATGCCTTGATAGGTGCTGGTGCCGGTGTGGTTAGCGCGGGTGCGCTTGCATCGCTGACCGGTACCAACGTGGCTGGCAACCATGCCGCATCGCCCCATGCGTAGCCGGTCTTGCCTGGCGGAAGGAACCGTGGTGCCAGTTCCTGCAACGCGCGGTTCAACGGTACGCCGACGCCGACAAGTTTGACCACCTGATCGATGACCTCGGCGCGATCCTCTTGCAACGTCTCGATGTCCGACGTGTCGAACTCGACCTCGTCGGCCTCGGTGCTGAACAGCGGGACCAACTGTTCGGTGATCTCGTCGGCCAGGAACCTCGCCTCAGGTAGCAGCGTGTCCGTCCACAACGCCTTCGCTGCCTGCTCGTAATTGGAGTAGGTCGAATGCGTCTGGTCGCCGATCAGTTGCGGCGCGACGCCATACACGGTGCACACCTCGCGGACCCCGTACGACATCAAGGACAGGAACTCGGCGTCTTTCGGCGTCAGGTTCATGGGCGTGAACGAGATCGGCTGCGTCAGGACCGCCGTGCGGTGCGCCTTGTCAGCGCCCTTGAACCGGCGTTCCAGCATCTGGCTGAGTTGTTCGGCCTGCTCGCGGGTCAGGCTCGACGTCTTGTCGGCGGGACCGATGACGCCCGACAGCATCATGCCGGAGTCGAAGATCTGGCGGTTGGAGCGCATTGCGCCCGCAGCCGTGTCGATTGCCAGACGCGCGGATGCAATCGGTGACAACCCGCTGAACTCGTCTGCCGGGTTGTCGTATTTCAGCCAGATCACGTCGGCAGGGTCGAACGCAATGGTCTTGCCAGAATCCTCGTAGAGGTACCCCTTGATGTACCTGACCGGGTCCGGCACGACCGTCATCTTGGACGGGTTCGCCCACCAGATCTCCCGTGGTGCCGATTGCGCCGAAGTGCGCCCCTCGACTCCGTTCTCCAGAACCCAGAACGCCTGCCCGTAGGTGCAAAGCGACATCTCGGTCATTCGGATCAACCGGCGAAACGTCCAGAACCCGTTGACCGACCGCATGAGGTCGAACAAGCGCCCCGACGTGACCTCGACGCGTTCGCCACTTGCGGTGCGCTTATAAATTCGCAGGCGCAGTTTCGCTAGGTTCTTGGCTCGGATGTTGGAACAGGCGAACACCGCAGCGTTGGTTGCCGGGTAATCGCCGTACGCGGCTGGCGCGTATCGTTCCTGATCGTGCCCGTACGTCGTCTCGAAACTGTCGACGGTTGCCGGACCCAGGCGGAACGCCTTCGCGATGCGGTCGCGCCACCTCATACCATCACCCACTCGCCACCGCCGAGCATGAGAT